CTTCGCTCTCGTAGGGTTGGGCAATTTCTTGGGCTGCTATAGCGGTCATAATGGCCTCCTAATTCATAATGTCCAGCCTGAAATCCATCAGGCGGTGATAAAGGTTTGTTTCGGGATTAAATTCAATATTCAGCACGTTCCGTTTCCAGGCCGCGCCGACGGTGTGATTGGCCATGCCGCCGCTGTAGCCGTCGAGGATGTCGCGTATGGCCTGGCTCAAAATAGCCACAATGCGCCCGGCCAGACCGTAGATGTCAATTTGCGTTCGCACGGGATAGAAGCGCGGCTCGTCTCTGCGCTTGGCGGCCGTGATGCTGTGGGTTGTCTCGATTTCCCACATGGCGACGGTGAAGGCGGGCATTTCGCTGGTAATGATGCCCGCGTTTTGGGGCAGCACCCCGTAGGGGTAGCCGCGGGTGGCCACCATGTCGGCGATGCCGGGATAGGACAATAGAAAAGCGATGATCACGTCGTCGGTCATGATGCGCTGGCCCTCACGATGTCAATTAGGGCCTCGTTCATTTCCTCTTCGGCGGCCGCTAGATTGTTGTCATAAGCCGGACGTAGATAGGGATGGGGGGGCCTGAATTCGTTGCCGAATTCCTCGGTGGCTGCGTACTCCACATTGGTGCCGCCGCGCACCTCGACCCGGCTGCCTTCGATAATCGGCTCGCCCACGTGGAGGGAACGGGCCAAATTGCCGGTCACTTTGTGGACAATGTCTTTGGCATCGTTGACGATAATGAGCATACCGGCCTGCAGAGCCGCGCCGAGTGCCTGGCCTTGCATGGCCTGAGCCATCCGCTCAAATTTGGCGTTGACCTGTTTAATGTTCAGCACACGCGCTTTTTTCGCCATTAGTGGCTCACAAACTCCAGTTCCAGGCGACTGCTGGCCGCCTGGCTGTCGTGTTTGACTCCGGTCACGTTAAAAGTTTCGCCCGTCTCGCCCAGTGCCCGGCTAACTCTAACCCGGTTTTTGACCGTGATTTCCGGGCGATAGGATTGCAAATCTAGGACGTGGGTAATTTTGACGTTGGTCATTTGCGCCTTTCGGATTTCATTGGCCCCGGCCGCTGCCAAAATGCCGCGTAGGGCAGCCAGGCCGGGGATGTCCTGCCAATTTTCCAGGACGGCGTTGTCATCGCCCTGGGTTTCGGCCGTTTGTTGGACTGTGACCCAGGAGGGGTAGACGCGGGATAGGCTCCGGTGTAGCCGGGGGTGAATGAGGGAGTCGAGGCTGCTATTGCTTCCGAGTGGCATCAGGTTCGTAGCCTGTCCTTAAAGGTAAATTCATCCCATTGGGCCGGGGTGTTGATTTGTTCGGCCCAATCGAATGCGCCGTCGAGCTCTTCATTATCGGCCTGGGCGATTAAATCGGCGGCCAATTTACGGAAGGCTTCGGCTTGTGCCGGGCCATTGGTGGAAAGGTCAAGGATTTTTATGGCCTTCTGGACATAGACTTCATTGGCCGCAATCACGAGCAGGGCCTGGGCCGCCGCTCGCTTGACGTTATTGTCGAGGGCGATGCTCAAAAACGCGGCGATGGCATCGTCCTGGAAAATGGGATCGCTGCCGTCAATGTCGCCAATCAAAAGGCGAACTTTGCCCGCGTCGCTGCTGTAGTCTAAGCTGAAAGCCATGTCAAGATTTGGTTGGCGGTCACTTTGCCGATGCCGGTGATGGTCATGAGCTGATCGCCATCGCGGGGGATCTCCTCTAGATAGTCAATCCCCGAATCCTTCAGGGCAAAGCGGCCGGGAAAATTATCGGGAATGGGTGTCAGGGCGATGCCCACAACGGAGGGATCTGCTAGGGCAATGCCTTCCTTAATCGCCATCGTGCCCGGCTCCGGCTCCGCCGCCTTAGCCGCCGTCAATTTCCGCAGTGACACAGCAATGTCATACAAATACATTTCCTGGGCCGTTACCGGTTTGCGTAAATCGTCCATTAGCCGCTCCCGTTGGAACCAACGGCCGCTTTGGGTTCGATAACACTACCTCCAAAACAGACCATCCCCTTATATTCCTGCGCCATGCTTTGCCAGTCCCCTACCGCGTCATCCAATCCGCCGCCGATGCGCTGCGTATTGGGGGCCTTCTGGTAGAGGTTGGGGTTTTCAAAGCCTTGCAGGAATCTCACCCGCGCCGCCGGCCGGGCCGTGTTGGGGTCAGTGGTCAGTAGCCAGGAGGTATCACCGTTGGAGGTGGCGATAATGGGGATATAGGGATCTTCAACGGCCGTCAATCCGCTCACCAGCCAGTTATTGACTCTCACCACGCGGGCCGTTGTGCCGCCGCCTTCGGTGATGTCAACGGTCAGTTGGTTGAGGATATTTTTCGCCGTGATTCTCAGGCCAGGGCCGTGTACCAGGCGGATGCCCTCTAGCACGATCGGCTCACCCTCGCTGTCGAGGAATCCGGCGAACTGCTGAATAGCCAGGCCGAGTGAGGTCACGTCCAGGTCTGGATTGCCGCTGATCAGGTTGCCGTTGCCGACACTGAAAAATGTAGCGTCCGGGCCGTTGCTGTCAAAGAGTAGGTCGGTGGCAAAGCGGCTGATAGTGCGACGGCCGCCCCTGCCCAATACGGCCGGGACTTCGGCGAAAGCGTCAAGGTCATCATTGACCAGCAATCGCCAGGAAAGCCTTACCGCCTTGCCATACAGCGCCGGGCTGATGGTGTAGCCCGTTTCGGTGATGTTGGTGTAGGTCAGCCCGTCCTCCTCAGTGATTTCGCTCCACGCCCCGTCGCCGCCGTCGGTGGCAATCAGCCGCGTATTGCGGAAATCGCGTAGGGGACGGCCTACAGAAATGTACTGCCGCCATACCTGGGGCACTTCGGCAAATCGTTGGAGCATCATCCGATCCAGGACATCACCCATGAGGAGGGGGAAATCTGATGTCGTCATGGATTCGGACAAGTCGCCGACATAAGCCTCAGCGACGGCCGTTTCCCGCGCTGACATGCGCCGGTGCAGGCCGGGGTAATTGGCTTCAATGACCCGTACCATTTCCGGGCTTGACGGCCGCAAGCTCTCTTGTAGGTAATAGTAAGGCACTGCCCCGGTCAGCAGGTCGGAAAGGAACTCGGCGGCCGATGCTACCCGGCTTTCGTGGACGGCCTGCGCCCGCTGCTGGGCCGGATTCATGATCCGGGTCTGTCGCGGGCGGGGAACGCGGTGGAAGCCGTCGAGAAAACCGGCCGATACTGATTTGAAGGTTTCGCCTTTGGCGTGTTGGTCTGTCATTTTAATAGCCTCCTATTGATGGCTCCTAAGCACGTTGATACTCGACCCAAATCGCGGTCACGTACAGGTCATCCGTACCATGAGCGGCCGGGGTCAGTTCGCAGGTGAGTGTTTGCGCCCCGGCGGGGACATCGGCGGCGGCGATGGTGATGGTGTATTCGGCAAAAGCGGTGCCGGTAATGGCGGCGCTGGCATCGCTGACTTTGGTATCGCCCTCATTGAAATACGAATCGGCGTCAATGACCGGGGTGTCGTTGGTGTTTTCCATCGCGGCCCGCAGGTGGATGACCACGTCTGCCGCTTCGTCCAGGTCGGGGGGGATGGGCACTTGAAATAGTACCGCGTCTACGTTGGTTGCCACCCACAGTACCCGTAAGGCGCTGTCGGTATCGCCGTTGGTCATGTCCAGAACGGGGGTTGTGGCCGCTCCGAGCCGGTCTACCACGTTGGTTGCGTCCGTCTCTAGCAAGGTTTCCAGCGGAACGGGGACAAAGCCGGTTTTCAGCGTCGTTGACAGTTTGGCGGCCGTAACCGCGCCGGCTGCCAGGTCGCCAGTGTTGACCGTGCCGATAAATGAGCCGGCCGGCACTTTCAGCACCTCAATGGTAGCCGTTGCCGCGCTGTTGACGGTGCCGATGGCAAAGCCGAAAAAGTAGCCGGATGCTTTTTTGGAGAGCTTCGGGGTGTCAGCGTCCACATAGAAGATGGAGTCGCCGGCGGCGACGGCCGAATTGCCGCTGTCGTCAATGCCTTTGACGCTGACCGAAACGACACAGGCTCCAAATTCGACAGTCGTGAAAGTGGCAGCATTGCCGCCTTCGCCTTCGTCTGTGAGTGCGATACCGGTCATTTCGCCGTATCTCACCGGGTCGCCGCTGACCGGGGTGGCCGGATTAGTGACCACAACCGGTAAGGCAAAGTGCCCTTGTAAATAGCGTTTGATGTTGGTGGCCATCGTTTACGCCTCCTTTGCCGGGGCATAGCCCAGACTGCCAAGAGCGGTACTGATGCGCTTTTGGCTTTCGGCCAATTCGGCGGCCTCAATCAGCGGGTTTCCATTGCCGCCCATGCCGGTAATACGGCCGTTTCCCGTGTCCGTGATGGCTGCGATTTCGGCCTGGGCCTCAGCGACGGCCGTCTCAACCGCTTTGGTCATTTCGGCCTCATCAAGTTTGCCGTCTGCCACAATGGGGTTGCGGGCCAATTGACCAGCCAGGCGCAACCGGGTGATGTCGGGTAAATCCGATTCAGCCAATTTGCCGGTTACGAATTCGCGGGCCTCGCGGAGAAGCAATTGCTCTTCCATCTTGGCAAGTGCGGCCGTGCTTTCGGCCAATGCCTTATCGCGTTCGGCAAGGGCGGCCTGGGCCTCTTTTAATTCCTGATCGCTCATAGCGTCCTCCGTGGGATTATTTCCATGCCCTGACAGGGATTCGCTTACCCTGATCGGGACATACATTGTCATTGCTCTGACCTCGGTGGGGGGATCGTCTGCCAAAATGACATCGGTTGCAGTTGCAGTCATACCGAGCCGGTAGCAGGTTGTGCTAGTCTCGGTGGAAATTTCAAAAACGATCCAGCCGTCCTGAACCGACCAGTCACGTGACCAGACGTAAGTGCCACGGCCGCCAAAGCGGTTTTTGAGTTTGTCGTCAAGCACCTGGCGAATGTCGTTATTGGATAGTGCTTCGTGCAAACGGCTGGTACGAAAGGCGGATTCAGTCGCTTCGTCACTGTCGCCCAGCAAGGCCAAAACGGCCGTCAGTTGCTCCAACGCCGCCTTGAGTTTCGTTTCGTTGGCCCGGCTGAGAACGCGGCCGGCTTCAAGAAGATAGGTTTCGATTGTGGGCCGGAAGTGGTATTTTTTGAGGGGGTTTTCTAATTGTGGTGCACCCGGGGCCGCCTCAAAAATGGAAACGACGCGCCCTCCCGCGCCTGGCCTGGTGACAAAATCCACCCGGCTGCCAACGCGGGGATCGGCCGTGATTTCCTGGACAATACGGCCGTGTCTGCCTTCGGCCTCGCCGTCCATGTACCTGCCCTGCGCCCGAATGGACAGGCCGATATTTTCGGCAATGTCGTCAATCACCGGAGCATACCCGGCAAAAATGCGGGCATCGGCGTACACGCCGGGGCCGTCCACGCCCCGTGCCTCATAGCGGGGGCTGGAAGTGATGACGGCCGCCAATCGGGAGAGGTCGCCTTCGGGCCGCTCCGCCTCTTCCATCGCGGTGTCATGATTCCAAAACATTTGTGTGCCGGGAGGAAAGACGCGGGGGGTATCGCGTTCTAGAATTTGCGGGGAATAGTAGCCGGAAGAACCCCAACCGGGGGCGATCAGCTTAATGCCGATTGTGCCATCGGAACGGACGGCTTTTTCGGACAGGGGAATGTAGCTTTCTCGGAAAACTTCGGCCGTTGCTGCCGATTCTCGGAGCGGGATCAGTGCCGACATGTAGACAAAATAGCACACATGAGCGACGGGGGTTTGTCGTTTCGATTTTAGTAGGGGGAAATTTCGGTTGTTTCTTCGTAAATCCAACGGCCGTTGTCAGGGAAAATTGTCAGGACGCGGGAAATTACGGCCAGGTCGCGCTGGATGGTTCGCGGGGTAACATTCATTTCGCGGGCAAAATCGGCCGTACAGACGACGCGACTGATCACAAGCCTTTGGGTCAAAACTGCAATCCGCTCAACTCGATTCGATTCTCTTAGCAGCATGGATGTAAGCAAATTGACGGCCGTCGGTTTCGTCGCCAACGTCAAATCGTCTGCAGGTGTGAGTAACCAACGCCCAAAAAACCCCTATCTCTACCTCTCGATTAATGTCATCAACGAAAATGCAACAGTCCCAATTAAACAGGTCTAAATGATTCAGCAGCCCCGCCCGGCCAATCGTCCCCGGCGGGCCGTCGATGATCAGGGCATCGTACCGGGCTGGTAATTTGTCCTCTAGCATATGGCGGCAGTACCAGCCATCGCGGATCGGGGCGTAGATATAATGAGAATCGTAGAGGTGCATGAAGTTGGGATCATGCTCAATGCTGTACATGGTATAAGTTCGGGCCAGAACGCCCGTGCCCTCGCCGCTGCCAAGCTCGAGGATGGTTGAGCCGGGGGAAACGGTTTTGCGAATGAGGGCCAGGATTTGAGGGCCGAGCATGGATGGGTTTTTAGCCACCCTTCGCGCCCTCGATATTGTCGGCCATCGCCTCAATACGGCCGGCCAGGTTGTAGAGCCGGGACAAAATGGGGTAGATGGGCGTTTTAGTGCCCATAAAGGACTCGACCTCTTCTCGCTCGCTGGCTGGCAAATCGACCTCGATATGTTCGATTTCCTCGTTTAGCTGGCTGGTTATGTCCCGTAAAATTGCAATCAATGTTCGCTCGCTCATTCTTTTTCACTCCGTGAGGGTCGCCATCGCCTGGCTTCGGAATTGGCGCATTACCGGTCGCGCCATAACCATATGTTGCAGGCGATGCAACGAGAATAGGAACTCCTGTTTGTGGCTAGGCCCCATTTCCGGCAATGCCTGGAAGGTGTTCCAAGCCGCTGCCAGGTGGTTTAAGATTTCAAGTTCTTCTTGGGTCAGTTCATCCATTCCTCGCTCTCCTTATCAGATTGGTACACCGGCACGATGGATCCGTCGGCGGCCGCCCGTCCCCGCTGCCAAAGTCATCGGCGAAGGGTATCCAGCCCTGCCGCTGGTTATCGCGGTGTGACGGTCTTACTTTTCCATCACCCACCGTCAACCATTTTTTCTGCATCCTCAGCCCCGCGTCAATCAGTTGCCCGCCTAAAATCTGGGTGCTGGCCTCATACGCATCGCCAAGCTCGAATATCGCCACCCGCCTCGACCTCGGATTATTCCCCCCAGTCGCAAACTCCTCAAAATAGCCGCCAATGACATCGCTCACCCGGTCATAGCTCCAACCCTCATCCACCGCACGAACGATAATGCTATTGATGCCGCTGCGGGTGGTGTCGTTGATTTTGCTCACCTGCTCGGCGGCGTGTTCGGTTGCGTACTCGACGGCCTCCGGGTTTGCCAAATTCCAGGCAATGCCAAATTCTTCCATTTCGCTGACCGTCAGGCGTAAGCCGGTCATGAGATCACCGCCGCCTAAAATCAAAGCGTCGAGAATGGCATCGCCGAGGGGGTCGGTGAAGAGGTCGGTGGTTGCGGCTACCGTGCCCGTCCAGAGACGTGACCAGTCGGCGGGCTTGGGCGGGGCCTCGTGGAGGATGTGGTAAGACGGCCGTATGGTGTAGATGCCAGCCTCTTCCGTTTTGGCATTAGCGTCAAATTTCCCGGCCAGCCGTTTCAGCCGCTTTAGGAATTCCTTGCCCTGGGCCTGGAACGCCGTTGCTATTTTGCGCTGCAACGGCCGTATGCGCCGGGATAGGCGACGGTCGCGCTGGGTGGCCTGGGATGCTTCGGCGAAGCGGGTGAGGGGGTCAATCAAATCAGTTATTGCCATCTTCTGTACGGATCGCGTTCGCCCCACCGCCAAAACTGCCACCAGCGCGGCTTGGGCTTTGGTGGCAAAAGCTCGCCATTTAGGTAAACGGCCGTTACTGTTTTGTTGTCGTCGGCCGTGTGTGTCACGTATTGGCCGCCGTACCCAAGCGAGTGAGCGGGCGGGGCTTTGGGTATTTTCTTATTGGTGTCCATTTGCTCACCACGTATTGACAACAATCTTGCCCTCGGCACCCCGGACAATGGCGTATTCGATTTTGTAGCCCGCGCTCGCCAGATTTTCCCGCGCCTGCTGTATCCGCCCCTCTGCGGCCTCTAGTGTCTCAAATTGTCGCCGCTCCGAGTCCCTGCTAGCCGGCCGATTGCCTTTAGAAATACAACCTGAATCAAGTGTGTACATTTTGTCCATTTGCTCCTATCGTTTCTCTTATCGCGGTCAGCAGCCCCTCAACGGCCGCTTGCTGCCGCCTAAAAACAGATTCCATCGTTTCCTCATCTTCCTCCTCATCTTCCGGCACGTCCTCCTCTTCCTCACTCCCGTTCTGACCAAACTGGCTGACCATTTGCGCCGCCGTTTCCTTTCGCTCCTCATTGATTTCCCGCCAAATCTCCATCACTTCGTCAATGTCCTGGATGCCGAGTTCGGCCAGCATCCGGGCGACGGCCGTTTCCAGGGGGATGCCTGGTCCCTCGGCGCGTCCGGCCAGGGTCTGCGCGTCACTAATCGCGCCAATCATCTCCCGGACATTGTGCTCGATGACGGCCGGGAATGTCATGGTGATGGTGGGGTCTACGCCCTCATTCCAGGCCAGTCGCTCGATGATTTGGTCGCCGTCGCGCTCTACCTGGACGCGGGCCAGGCTGCGCAGTTGGCCCTGGGGAGCTTTGGCGGCCCACTTCAGGACAAAATCAAAAATGCTCATGTGGATGTCACGGTAGAGGGTTTGGCGGTCAATGATTTTCAGTTCCGTTGGTCTATCCAGGCTTTCGGCCGTTGCCAGGCTGCCGACTGAAGCATCGCCGTAAAATGTCTCAGGGAAGCCGAAGGGCATGGCAGCCATGAGCATCAGGCGGCGGCCGTCGTCTGCGCTCATGGTGGCGCCGGCCGTCCTGAATGGTTGCAAATCCCGGCCTTCGGTTTGAATGAACATGCTGCCCGTTGTCGGCGGCGGGTTGGTTTCCTCCTGCCCGCCGGCCATTGTGGTATTGAGCTTGGCTTTGGCAGCGGCTACGCCCCGCGCCCCGCCTTTGACGGTCAGTTTGGCCGCCCATCGTGCCAGCGCCTGCCACACGCTGGCCAGTTGCTCCAAAAATGATTTGTACGCCAGTGCCCAATCGTTGGCATCGTAGAACTCACATATGCCCCACCTGCCGAGCTTGTTTACTGCCACGTGGTAGACCGGGGTATCCCAGATGATACGGCCGCCCAATCCCCCGCTGGCTGCCAGGACATCGGTGAAGGCCAGCCGGGAACGGGGGATGAATCGCCAGTCGGGGTAGTATTCGACAACGGGCACGGTCGAGCCGTCGAAATTGATCCGCGTCCAGGTGCGGCGGTAGAACCAGGGTTCCTTTTTGTCCTCCGGGTTGCAGATGATGTCGTCAATCTCTAAGGGGTCAATGGTGCGGACACGAATACGGCCGTTGACGCGGTTGATGAAAAATCGAAAGAACAGGTTGCCTTCGGTTTGGAGGTCTACCTCCTTTTCTCCCCGCGCCTGGTGACTGGTCAATTCGGCCTGGTTTCGTTCATCGTCCAAAAAGCCCTGAATCACCTCATTTATTTGCTCATCAACGGCCGTGATAGAAACGCCCTGCGCCCAGACGTACAGTTTTTGGATTTGTACCCCGCGCTTAATCAGCGGGTTCTTCAGGCGCATGATCCGGGCCAGGCGGGTGATTTCCCGCAGCCCTTCCCGCGTAAATTCCTGGTCAGCCCACATCGATAACATACGCCAGCCAGGGGCGTACAACGCCTGTTCTAGCCGCTGCAAATTTTCCTTGACCATAAACAAATCATTGGCGTACTGCCGGTTGACCTCGGCCAGTTCGGTTATTTGCCCGGCCTGTTCGCTGAGTTTGCCGCCTGACAGGTAATCGGCGGCGGTGTCGAGTAGGGTCATGGTTGATTCTCCTAATACGGCGATATTTCGACGGCCGTTTCGTCGGTGATTGCGCCAGGTAGCGGCTGCTCCAATTCTAGCACTCCCTGCCAGGCCAGGG